GGCTCGCCAGCGCGAAGGTGACGTGGGCACTTACCACTACGGCGACAACTTGGCCCGTGGTGTGCGGCACATCGTGCGTCAGTTGGTGGACTTGATCCCCAAGGTGTACGACACTCAGCGCGTGGCCCGCATCATTGGTGTGGACGGTGAAACCGATATGGTCAAGCTAAACCCTGATCAAGATGAAGCAGTTCGCAAGATCACCGATCCGAACAACCCTGACATCGTGATCGACAAAATCTACAACCCCAATGTTGGCAAGTACGATGTGGTGGTGGCCACCGGCCCAGGCTACGCAACCAAGCGCCAAGAAGCCTTGGAAGCCATGGCCCAACTGTTGCAGGGCAACCCGCAACTGTGGCAAGTGGCTGGCGATTTGTTCGTGAAGAACATGGATTGGCCAGGTGCCCAAGAGATGGCCAAGCGATTTGCCAAGACCATCGATCCTAAGCTCATGGAAGACGGCGACAAGCCACCAGAGTTGCAGGCAGCGGAACAGCAGATGCAAGCAATGGGTCAAGAGCTTGATCAACTGCATGAAATGCTTAAGAACGTCGGCAAGTCCATCGAAGCGCAAGACATGCAACGCAAAGATTTTGAAGCTGAAGTTAAGATGTACGAAGCCGAAACCAAACGGATCGCTGCGGTGCAGGCAGGCATGACTGAGCAACAGATTCAAGATATTGCCATGGGCGTGGTTGCTGCGGCGATGGAATCGCAAAATATGATGAATGAAATGCCTGAGATGCCTCAGCAAGAGATGATGCCTGAAGAAGAAATGATGCCACCACAAGGAATACCACAATGAAAGCCGCTGATTTTTTAGGTGCGCTGTTTCTAGCACGGGACGTGGCGCACAGCGTTCACTTAAACACCCGCAGTTTCAGCAAGCACAAAGCACTTAATATTTTCTACGACCGCATTGTTGGCGCGGCAGATGATTTTGCTGAAGCCTACCAAGGCCGTCATGGTTTGATTGGCCCCATCACTTTGCATTCGGCAACCAAGACTTCCAACATCATTGAGTTTTTGGAAAGCTCGTTGGCTGAAATCGAAGGTGCTCGGTATAAGGTTGCAGACAAGACAGATTCGTCATTGCAACAGCTTATCGATAACATCGTCGAGATTTATCTTCGCACCATCTACAAACTCAAATACTTGGCATAAGGACACATCATGGCAAATTTTGCACAAATCACAGCGACCGCCAACATCAAGTCTATGGGCGGCAAGCTCAAAGGTATTTTTGTCAGCGCGGCTTCGTCCACGCCAACCATCACGGTTTATGACTCTGCTGCTACGACCACAACTCGGACTGTTCTGAGTGTGTTCACACCTACCGCTGCAACTTCGTATGTGTTTCCTCTTGATGGTATTTACGTCAACGATGGCATTTACGTGGTAATTTCAGGTACAGTGTCAGCAACGATCATTTTCGAATAATCAAAACCCGTACTGGTGCGGATCACCAGGGAGTCTTAGGATTCAAAAATGACTGAAGAAGTCCAACAACCCTTAGCGGAAGTAGACTCCGCGCCCGCAGCAGAAGTGACGGCCACTCCTGAAGCACAAGTAAATGCGCCGGAAGTCGCTGATGAAGCAAAAGAATCGAGGGTTTTTACTCAAGAAGAACTTGATGCAGCAATCGGCAAAAGGCTTGCAAGAGAACAACGTAAGTGGGAAAGAGAGCAGGCTCAACGTCAAGCGGAAGCCCAAACGCTGAGAGCGCCAGCAACGATCCCGCCAGTCGATCAGTTCGACAGCCCTGAAGACTATGCAGACGCATTGGCCTATCAGAAAGCTGAACAACTGCTTGCCCAGCGAGAACAAGCAAGGCAGCAATCTGCAATTCTTGAGTCCTATCACGAAAAGGAAGAAGAAGCTCGGAACAAGTACGACGACTTTGAACAAGTCGCCTACAACCCGAAACTTCCAATCACAGACGTGATGGCTGAGTCGATCCGAGCCTCGGACGTAGGCCCTGAAGTAGCGTACTACCTCGGTGCCAACCCTAAAGAAGCGGAACGAATCTCTCGTCTTGCGCCTATCGTGCAGGCTAAAGAAATTGGGAGAATTGAGGCCAAGATGGCCAACGATCCTCCCGTGAAACGAACCACGTCTGCGCCAGCACCGATTTCACCTGTCACTGCTCGCTCCTCTGGGGGCCCAGCCTATGACACTACTGATCCACGGTCTACCAAGACCATGACGGATTCGCAGTGGATTGAAGCTGAAAGAGCACGGCAGATGAAAAAGTGGCAAGCGCAAGCCAACCGCTAAACAATTTTTGAAGGATTTTTTCCATGTCTAATAGTATCTTAACGATCGACATGATCACCCGCAAAGCTCTCGAAATTCTCGAGAACAACCTGGTGCTCACCCGTAACGTGAACCGTCAGTACGACGACAGCTTCGCTGTTGAAGGTGCCAAGATTGGTTCTACACTGCGTATCCGTTTACCCGACCGCGCTTTGGTAACTGACGGTGCCGCCTTGCAAGTTCAGGACGACAACGAACAGTTCACCACTTTGACTGTTGCTTCACAAAAGCACATCGGCGTGAACTTCACATCTGCTGAATTGACCATGCAATTGGACGATTTTGCAGAGCGCGTGTTGAAGCCTCGTATCAGCCAGTTGGCATCTTCTATTGATGCTGACGTTGCCAATGCGTACAAAACCATCGGTAACACCGTTGGCACCCCAGGCACCACTCCTTCTACTTCTTTGGTCTTGTTGCAAGCCCAACAGAAGCTGAACGAAAACGCTGCCGTGATGTCACCACGTTACGCTACCGTCAACCCAGCCGCCAACGCTGGTTTGGTCGAAGGCATGAAAGGTTTGTTCAACCCCACCGACACCATCAGCAAGCAGTTCAAGAACGGCATGATGGGCACTGGCGTGTTGGGCTTTGACGAGATCAACATGTCTCAGTCAATCAAGCAACACACCACTGGCTCACGTAGCGCATCTGCGTCTACATTGGTCAAGACACCAGGTGTTACTTCTGAAGGCTCATCCACCATTCTGTTGGAACAAGGTTCTGTAACTACAACAATCAATGCTGGTGACGTGTTCACTATCAGTGGTTGCAATGCTGTTAACCCACAGACCCGTGAATCCACAGGCTCTTTGTTCCAGTTCGTGGCTTTGACTACCGTTGCTGCCTCATCTGGTACTTGGACTGTCACCGTTGCTCCTATGTACTCAGCTAACCATGCTTTGGCTACTATGGACGCGCTGCCTGCAACTGGCGGCACTGTAACTTTCGTGGGTGCTGCTTCTACTCAGTACGCTCAAAACTTGATCTACCACAAAGACGCGATCACTTTTGCGACCGCCGATTTGTTGTTGCCTCAAGGCGTCGATATGGCTGCTCGCGCAGTCCATAACGGTATCAGCTTGCGCGTTGTTCGTCAGTACGACATCAACAACGACCGTATGCCTTGCCGTATTGACGTTCTGTATGGCTTCAGCACAATCCGTCCACAAATGGCCTGCCGCATGTGGGGCTAACCAAATGGGGTTTCGGCCCCGTTTTCTAAATCTTTTCAAAGGAATAAATCATGGCTACATTACCTAACGGCGCAAGTGGTTACCAAGTTGGTGACGGCAATCTTGGCGAAATCAGTTTTTATAACACCAGCGCACCCGTCGCATTGACTGGCGCGTCTGTCACTATCACCGCAGAGAATTTGGCTGCTGGTGTGTGCACTATGGACTCCGGCGGCACAGACGCTGGCGCTTATGTGTTTCCAACAGGCGCGTTGCTTGACGCTGCGTTCTCTAGCCTTAAAGTTGGCTCGACATTTGATTGCTCGTTCATCAACATTGGCGACAATGCAGCAAATGACGTAGTTTTCACCGCTGGCACGGGCAACACCCTTGTTGGTAACGACACGATCCAAGATGCGCTGACCAAAACCAACAACACATCTGGCACGTTCCGTTTCCGCAAAACAGGTGACGCAGCGTATTCAATTTACCGCGTGTCTTAAAAACCTAAATAGGGGCTTCGGCCCCTATTTTTAAAGGAAAAATCATGCCTACAAACACAAAACCAATTGGTGTTGCATTTGAAGATGCACAACTTGATGGCGCAATTATGGGTAAAGCAGGTGGCACTGCGGGGTTCTACGGAACCACGCCAGTTACACAAGCTGCGGCCATCACTGCGGTCACCGACGCTGCTACAGGGGCTCAACTGGCTACCGCCATCAATGACCTTCGCGTTGCGTTGAAAAACATCGGTATCACTGCCTAAACCAACTAGGGGGCTAATCACCCCCTTCTTCTTATGATTTATCTTCAGCATGAAATTCACGGTCGAAAAATAGCTTACATTGAAATGGAAGCTGAGTTTGATGAAAAAAATGGCTGGGTACGATATACTTTAGACACGCCTGTTGAGGCGGCTCCTGTCGTCAACGAACTGGAAGTCAAACGTCGTCGTAGCCGATCACCAGAGGTGGTCGAACAAGGAGCATAAACATGGCCATCTATACCGCTGGCGATCAAATCAATAGAGCATTACGATTGCTTGGCGTGTTGGCTGAAGGTGAAACACCTTCTGCGTCCGTGTCCCAAGACGCTTTGATGGCGCTGAATCAGATGATTGATTCATGGAACACTGAACGCTTGTCGGTTTTTAGCACCCAAGATCAGACATTTACTTGGCCTGCCGGTGAAATTACACGCACTCTTGGCCCGTCAGGCAACTTTGTTGGCTTGCGTCCCGTGCTGTTGGATGACGCTACCTACTACCGCGATCCAGGCACCAACGTGTCTTACGGCATCAAATTTATCAACCAACAACAGTACAACGGCATTGCAGTCAAAACTGTGACCAGCACGTACCCGCAGGTGATTTTTGTCAACATGACTTACCCTGATGTTGAAATGTACATTTACCCGCGCCCCACACGCGACTTGGAATGGCACTTTATCAGTGTACAAAAGTTAAGTGAGCCTGCCAATTTGGTGACCAATATCTTGTTTCCACCAGGCTATTTGCGGGCGTTCGTATACAACTTGGCAATGGAATTTGCACCTGAGTTTGGCGTGGAGCCAAGCCCCCAAGTGCAGCGCATTGCAATGACTTCCAAGCGCAACCTGAAGCGCATCAACAATCCTGACGACATCATGTCAATGCCTTACGCCATTGTGGCTTCACGTCAGCGATTCAACATCTACGCCGGTAATTACTGATGCAAACGCCGATTCTTGGCTCCAGCTACGTTGCTCGCAGCATCAACGCTGCCGACAATCGCATGGTCAACTTGTACCCAGAAGCCACGCCAGACGGCGGCAAAACTGCGGCTTTTCTGACGCGCTGCCCTGGCTTGGAATTCTTGCAAACAATCGGCACAGGCCCCATCCGCGCTCTGTGGGCACACCAGACCAATGGGACGAATATTTTTGTGGTGTCTGGCAACGAAGTCTACAAACTTGACGGCATGACCTCTACGCCCACTTTTTTGGGCAATGTCACCGGCACGGGCCCCGTGTCTATTGCTGACAATGGAACCCAGCTTTTCTTTGCCTGCAACCCTGACAGCTACATCTACAACGAAGTCACCGACGTGTTCCAGCAAATCACCGACCCAGATTTCCCTGGCGCGGTGACTGTGGGCTACTTGGACGGCTACTTTGTGTTCAACGAGCCCAACAGCCAAAAGGTGTGGGTGACGTCTTTGTTGGACGGCTTGTCTGTCGATCCGCTGGATTTTGCCAGCACTGAGGGCTCACCTGACGGCTTGGTGGCCATCAACATAGACCACCGTGAAGCATGGATGTTTGGCACCGACTCAATTGAAGTCTGGTACGACGCTGGCTTGGCCGACTTCCCGTTGACCCGCATCCAAGGTGCGTTTAACGAAATTGGCTGTGTGGCTGCGTTCTCAGT